AAGTGGTTCTCGTCTTTGATCAAGACGACGCAGGACAAGCAGCAGTAGACGACGCGTGTAAGATCCTTGCAGGTAAGGTGTACATTGCCAAGCTCAGCGAGAAAGATCCTAACGATATGCTCCTCAAAGGTAAAGCAGAGGAGATGAAATGGGAAGTACTTAAACATGCCCGACAGTACATGCCTGACAATATTGTCAACTATAAAGATTGTTGGGACAGGTATAAGAATTCTAGAAATCAGACTTGCTATCCTTTCCCAGACAGCTGGCCCGAACTCAACAACAAGACCTATGGAGTACGGCTCGGCGAGCTCGTCATGCTCACCTCAGGATCTGGGATGGGGAAAACCCAGTTCCTCCGAGAGATTAAGAACCACTATCACGAGACAACAGACTTCAAGTTTGCAGACATCGCCCTCGAAGAGGATGTCGGTGATTCTGTTGCAGGCTTAGTCTCCCTCCGTCTCAACAAACGAATCACACTCCCCGATGTTACAGTAGACCCAGATGAAGAAAGAGCTGCGTTTGATTATTACTTCGAGACCGGTCGTTGGACTGGCTATGATTATTTCGGCGGTCTCGACGATGACAATCTGTTCTCTAAGATTAGATTCTTTGCTGCCACTGGTCATAAGTTCATCTTCTTGGATCATCTCAGTATTATTGTATCTGAATATGCTGCGGAAGGAGGTGAGAGAGAAAGGATAGATACTATCATGACCAAGCTAGCTAAGCTGGTCAAAGAATTAAACATCACTATCTTTCTCATTGTTCACCTCAAGAAAACATCTCAAGGGACTTCCTTCGAGGAAGGAGCTACCCCATCCCTTGATGACCTCCGAGGTTCTGGTACCCTCAAGCAACTGTCCATGACAGTCATTGCCCTCTCCCGAAACCAGCAGCATGAAGATCCCTTCTGTGCTAACACATCCAAAATTACAGTACTCAAGTGTCGCTTCACCGGAAGGACAGGAACGACAGACTACCTTAACTTCAATGATAAGACTGGTAGGATGGTCTCCATCCCCTGCCCCACCAACTACGAACCTGAAAAAGGTAATAGAGGTAGCCGTTCTAACATCTCATCAGGAGTGAGTTTCTAGTGGGTAAGAAATTATACATACAAATGACACCTAACGTTTTATGGCCGGCATCTAGGTTCACACAAGAAGGGTTGAAAAGAATACACCCTAAAGACTATCCCCGTATATGGATGCTATAGATTGGGTAGTTTCTAATATGAAATAGAAGGGAACTAGATGGACAGACAAGTAGCAAATGAAAATAAGAATAAGTCAGATGATAGGGATGAACGTTGGGCTGCGTATCGAGCAGGGTATCGATTCTTTAAGGACACCTGTAACCTGTCTGCTAAAGAGTCGTATGGTCAATGGCCTAAAGAATTAGATGATATGACTGAGAGTGTCCTCTCTGAATGGATACGTGGGTGGAAAGAAGCCTGTCGTACCTTCTTCAGTCTTGAAAATTGGGACCATTAGGAGAAAGATAAGAATGATTAGTTCTCTAAGAGATGCACTACTAGTTCTAGCATGTTCGGTGTACTTGGCAGAGCATCAGTATACTCTAAGTACGTTGATCCAATACTTCAACAAACTTGTGGGTATTGAGTAATGTGGATTAGAAATAAAAAGGAACAAAGTACTATTGAGGAGGTCAAACATGATAGACCAGAATGTGTATCCCCTTGCCATACATTTATAGAGTATTGGAGTGAGGACAAAAAGAAATGTATTGACTGCGGTTACGAAGAGAAACTTATCATCAAGGAATAACTATGTCGTGCTATCATAGATATAAAGGTACACGCTATGTATAAACCTCATCTATTGTTTGACCTAGAGGGTAACGGCCTATACCACCAGTGTACTAAACTACACTGCGCTGTAACAAAAGATATCCTTACTGGTGAAGTACGTAAGTGGGTATTCCCTCAAGAATTAGATACCTTTTTAGATTATCTCTCATCAGCCGCATGGTTGTGTGCACACAACGGTATCGACCATGACTTCCCTATCCTAAAAAAACTGTGGGGTTGGGAACCCAGACCTGAACAAATTATTGTAGACACACTAGTGACATCCCGCCTACTTAACCCAGACCGTACCCCCGTAGAGGGAGTAAGGGCCCCTCATTCGGTTGAAGCTTGGGGTAAAAGACTCGGCAGATGGAAGCCAGACATAGAAGACTGGAGTGTCTATACCCCAGAGATGTTACATCGATGTGAAGAGGATGTAGAGATACAACACATGATCTCCCAGATGTTATGTAATGAGGGGGGTCTGAAGAAGAACGAGTGGGATATTTTTAATAAAGAATCTTACTACAAGAACGTACCTAATTGGGCATTGGCTCTTACACTTGAACATAAGTCCGCTTGGATCATGCGGGAGCAACAAGAGAACGGTGTGTACTTTGAGAAGGAGAAAGCAATTGAGTATGTCAACACTCTTGATGATCTGATTAATAAGCTTACCTCTGAGATAACTGAAGACATCCCACCTAAACCCAAGCAGAAAGGGGTATCAATTAATGCACCGTTTAAAAAGAATGGTGAACTTACTAAAGCAGTTATCGATTGGGAAAAAAATGCCCGTGACATTCATGGTGATCTATGGAATGTTTCTGTTGCAGGTCCTTTCTCTAGGATTGATTGGTCTTATATTAACCTTGGATCTTCTGTTCAACTTAAAGAGTGGCTATACTCCATAGGGTGGGAACCAGATGAGTGGAACTATCACAAGACTGACAGAACATCAGATGGGGATCGTGTCCGAACTTCTCCAAAGGTTACAGAGACATCGCTTGAGTACATACCCGGTGAGATCGGAAGGAAGTTATCTTTACGTAGTAAGGCTTCACACAGAAGAAATCAAATCACTGGTTGGATCGGAAATACTAGATCAGATCATAGAATACAGGCTGAAGCGAACCCTCAAGGTACTCCCACTGGGAGAATGAAGCACAGATCAGTAGCTAATATACCTAAGGCTGACTCAGATAAGGAGACACATGAACTTATTTGGTACCCTGAAAAACAGAACGTCTTCTTTGGTACAGAGATGCGGTCTCTATTTTCTTCTGGCCCCGATCCTGATGTTGTTCTCGTTGGTAGGGATGCTAGTGGTCTTGAGCTTAGGTGTTTTGCTCATTACATTAATGATCCCAGTTATACCGATATTATTCTTAATGGTGATATACATACTTATCATCAAGAAATGGCAGGTCTCGAGACTAGAGACATGGCTAAGACATTCATCTACGCCTTCCTCTACGGAGCAGGAGATGCAAAGATTGGATCAATCGTCTTACCAAATGGATCTAGTGAAGAGAGAAGGAAAGTGGGTGCTGACCTTAAGAGACAGTTCCTCGCAGCCAACCCCAAGCTCGCCGGACTTATCAAAGGAGTAAAGAAAGCTAGCCGTCGTGGATATCTAGTAGGTATTGATGGACGTAAGCTGATGATGCGTACTAATGAACGTGGTCAAGTAGCTGAGAACAAAGCATTGAATACACTCCTTCAGGGCGCAGGTGCACAGATCATGACCTATGCTAGGGTCTGGTTGTATGATAAAGTAAAGGAACTGAAGTGGGATAAAGAATGTCGAAAGGTATTGGACTATCACGATGAAGAAACTTATGAGTCTCATATATCTAGGGCAGAAGATCTGCGGCAGGTCATGGTTGATTCTGTTCGCGTATCTGGAGATTATTACAATCTTAATATTCCTCTTGATGCTAGTGCTACAGTAGGAAGAACTTGGGCCAACATACATTAAGGTGTTTCTATGAGTGAAGTAAAGTTCTGCATAGTATATGATGTTAAAGATGGGTTCGGTATTTCGGAAAATTTATCTAATGTCTTCTATACAAAAGAAGAAGTCAGGCAGGAACTAAGTTTGTTCACAAACACCCTGAACATTAGGGTGTATGAACTAAACCCCCATGATAGGTTGTGCCCTCTCTGTTTATCCGATGAAATAGTATAGGAGAAGAGAATGAAACAGTGGCTAAAAGACTTCATCCACAATGCTATTATTCACCCATTGATGATATTACTGCCAGAAAAATTTGCCACACGTTTCCATGACTGGAATGCTAGATGGGCTTTCAAAGAGTATTATGACGAGTTGAAACTAGAAGGCAAGAAGAGGGATCACTAAAGAATGTCCTTAGGAGATACACTAATGTACTATGATGAGCTAGTTAATTGTGATTTTTGTGGGTGGTCAGGGTCCTGTAACGCCCTTGTTGAAGGGAGATTGTGCCCTGATTGTATGTCTGATAAGATAGTTTAGAAGGTACACTAATGAACTTTCAACATTGTAAAGACTGTGGCTATAGATGGGTGGATCAGTGGTACCAATATAAACATTGTCCTGAGTGTGGATCGGGTGATATTGAGAGAGGTTAATTGATATGAAACGTAAGTGTGAAGATTGTGGTGCTTCTTGGCCACCTGATTGGGATTGGTACCCAAAACTTACCTGTCCTTTCTGTGACTCAGAAAATATATATGAGGAGGATGATGACTTTGATATATGAATGTGAACAGTGTCTATGGAGGGGTACTGGAGAAGAATGGGAGGAGCATGAAGGACACTGCCCTACATGTTACTGCACAACTAAACACCTAGTAAAGGATAAGTTACATGGCTAACGGAAGACATGCTAAACAACTACGACGCCAAGCTGAACAAGCCCTACATACATGGTACCTCTCACTTCTAGAAGAAGATCAAAGGGATGGTCTTACACTACCGATGGCACTAGAGTATACACCTAAGGTGAGCTACTGGTACGAGAAGCACGAACGTACAACTAAGGATGGTAAGGAGTACGTCTCGACCCAAGCACATGTATCTACTAATACTCAGCGGTGGTTTATCTTACAAGAGAAGAAACACCATGGGTAGTGCAATCTTCACACCACCTATAGTCGGAGTACTACTATGTCCAAGACTGAATTTGATAAGAAGCACAGAATGGGTCTAGCATATCAAGCTGCTATAGAAGGTAGGCCTAAAAGTACCATCCGAGCACTAATAGGTAAGGACCCACAAGAAGAAGAGATAGAGTATATTGTAGATAAAGCTTCTTTCTATGTGACATTAAGGGATGTAATTCTTGGTATCCCTTGGAACCAATTAGGTAATAC